CGCGCCGAGGGCAGCGGTTTCGACCAACCCGCCAAGCCATTCGAGTGCCTGCCGCGTCCAGGCCCAGGCATAGCCGGGATGGCCAAATTGATAGGGTCCGACCTTCGCGTTCGGCCCTTGCATGATCGGCCGACGCTCATGGACAAGGCGAGAGAACGAGCGGTGTAATTCGAGATGCTCGTCGTTCGGGCCAAGGTCATAAGCATCCGACCAGGGCTGAATGACATGATAATGCTGCAAGGCATGGACCGTCTCAGCAGCCCAATTGCGGCGCCGGAAGGTCACGTCGGCGTCGATCGTCGCGATAAATTTGGCCTCCGGCGGCAAGCGCGAGATGCCAATATTGAGCAGATTTTCCTTGTTCCAGACAAGCGCGCCACCATCGGCGCGGACACGAATGTAATTGACGCGTCGGTCGCAGGAAAGCTCACTCGGCCGGTCACCATAGGTGCACTCAACCGTGGTAAGATGCACGCCGGAGTCGAGCATATGCGCCTCGAACTGCTCGTAGAGCTCGATGCGGCTTTTCCAGCGAATCGGATTGCCGACGCAAGTGACGACATGGAGAAGATCAGCACGCATGGGATCATCCAGGGATTTAGGAGGTCGGTACGCCACAGAGCATGTATTGGATGGAAATACGCACGGTTCCACCCGTGAAACTGCCGCCGGCGGAAGTCAGGATGATCGGGGTCGCCGCATAGAATCCGGTCGGCCCGATAATACCGGAATTGTTCGACCCTGCAGAAATCCCGAGACCGGAGCCGAACTGACTCAAATTGCTGCTAACGCCAACCTCGAAAGAGGTTGCGCCGGTAATCGCCGTCAGGACAAGGCAGGAGACCGCGAAGACGACGGCCCGGCTCGGGATTTGAATGCCCGAAGTCACCGAGGCGCCAGACATGGTTTCAAGTTCTTCCAGGCACCCGAATTGAATGTTTGACCCATGCGCACCCTGGGCGAGCGTCACAAGCGGGCTGATCACTGGTACTTCGGAGAGCTTTGCCGCCGGGAAACCGCCCGGCGTCGAACCGTCATGGACCTGCACCCGATTGTTGGTCGTGTCGACAAGGAGTTCGCCCGCCGCACCGGTATAGGTTGCGAGGAAGGAAGCCGCCTCGCGGCGGCGCTTGACTTGAACGCTCATGAAGATGCCAGTCCCAAATCAATGACAGTGGTGTAGGGATCGGACGCGAGCCCGAAATCGTCGCTCTCGTTGACGGCCGCGCTGGCGAGCCCGTAATCGAGATTTGTGCCGACGAGAAGCGCCTGAGAGACCGGCCCAAGGTTGCCGGAGCCTGTCGGCTCATAGGTATAGGCGACGCAGGTCGAGAGATCCTGCACTGCGGCGCCGAAGATATTGAAGCTTTGCAACTTCACGTAGAGCGTCGTGCCGATCCATGCCGAAGGCAGGTCATATTGAAAGACCGCACTATCGAGCCGCGCGAAGCGTGCCCCTGACGAATGCACGACTGCCTGAGAACCGTAAAGTCCCCGGAACAGTGTCGTCAGGTTATAGGCGTTCGGGCCGGTCAAGGTCGCCGTCTCGTAGGACAAAAGTTCATTGTCCACGATGGCGAGCGTTACCGCGTTTTGCGCATCGGAGAGAGTGCCAGAACTGAGCGTGCCGCCGCTTTCAAGCAGACTGACCGAGAGCGTATCCGACGAGTCGGGGTTTGATCCGGTGAAGGCCGGAAACGCTGCGGTGAGCGTCCCCTGCCGCGCCGGGCCGTTGATCTGGCCGATCTGCGAATAGCTCACATTATCGGTCGAGACCCACACATAGCAGCCGCCCCAATTCGGATCGACTGTGCCTGCCGCGCCTTCCGGCGTGGTCAAGCCCGGTTGCGCCGCGACGGTCGCGCCGCTCGAAGCCGAAAGGACTTGGATCGCAGCAAGATCCTCGTCGTCCGCCGAATATTCCGGCTTCCAGAAATAGAGGCCGTCTCCCGCCGTCCCCGCATAGGATAGCGTTCCGATCGGGTTCTCAGCGAAGAGACAGACGATCGGTGCGGCCGTCGCCGCCATGACAACCGAGATCGAAAGCAGATACCACCCCGAGCCGACCGAAGTGATCGAGGACGCGGTGATGTTCGGGCCCGGTGAAGCGGTTCCTGCAGAGAGATTGAAATGGCAGATGTCGTAGTTGGTGCCGTCGAAGATTTGCAGCGCGCAAGCTGAACGTTCGACCGCCTGGACATAGAGCGAAAACGAAACCGTCGTGCCGCTCGGCTGAGTGACCGCCATCGTCTCTTGCGCGCAGTGATAGCCGGTCCTGGCGGTCTCTTGGAGCTTATATGCTTGCGAGACGCCGCCGGAGGCCGCGATCCAGACCTGAGCCGTGCCGCCAGTCAGAGACACAGGCGGTTCAAAGATGATCGGCGCGTTCACCGGATCGGGGATCACGCCGGTATTGATCGGATTGCTCTCCGCCCCCGCGCTCGGATATTGCACAGCCGTCGCGACGCCGCCCGGAAACTCCTCGGCAACCACCATCAAAGTCCCGTCATCAGCCTCTTCAATGGACTGGATGCGGACAGCCACATTGTTCAAGCCGAGCCCTGGGTCTGTGATGGTCACAAGATCCATCGGGTCGAGGAGGCAATATTCCAGCGACAGCTTGAAGGTATAGGTGTTGCGGACATAGAGGTTGCGCTGGAGGATCAATTGCGCGGCGTTGATCCCGATTCCGAGGTCGCAGATCTCATGCGCGGTGATGCTTGATCCCTTGCGCAGCCCGTAAAGCTCGATCGCGTGCTGATCGAAAACCGCAACGGGCGTCGCGTTATAGGTGTTATACCTATCCAGGCATTCAAGCTCCTGCCAATTATAGGCGGCATAGGGGTCGGTACGATGACACTGAAGCGGGTCACTGTCGCCGTCATGCACGAAATCGTCGTCGGTCAGATTGTAAACCGGCGTCGTGTTCGGCACATAGGTCACGCCATTGCCGCTGAGCGTCGAGTCCCCGTACGGAATGAACTTCAAGAGACCGCCGGACCAAACCGCCGTCGTATTGGTGATTTGGAGCCAGCGGGCCAGGATGCTGCTTGCAGCCTCTTGCGTGGTCTGGCACGGACTAAGGGCAAGGAATTGAGCCTTGCAATAGGTCTGGTATGACGCATCACCGCCGGAGCCAAAGAGGGTCGCCGAGGCTATGCTTGAAGCTGGGAAGCCGACGCCATATTGCGAATTGGTCAGAAAATCATTGACGCATTGCGCTGGGTCCGCATCGCGGCCGTTGAACGAAGTGCTGGCAACCACGCCATACATCTCGATCGCGAGCGATGACGGCGAGTTGCTGTCACCAAGATCGAAATAGTTCGACGCGAGATAGGCCGTCCCGTTGTAATTCAGCGCGTAGAATGGGAAAGCGGCACTCATCGGCCCATAGGGCGATTGTGGCGTATCGCCCTTGAAGAGCGAGAGGTTCAGCCATCCTATGCCGGTTTTATTATTACCATCCCATACCAGTCCGGTCGTGACAATCGGGCCTTCGCAAAGGCCGAAAATGATCCAAGTCCGGTAGTCATATTGACCGTTACCGCCGCCGCCCTTGCCGCCGCCGCTACCACCTGTCTTGTGCCAAGAGAAGCCGCCTTGCCAGAGGATATTGGGCGCAAGCTTTGTGTTCCCGTAACAGATCGGGATCGGCAAGGCGCTCGAAGCCGTCTGCAACGGATACCACGTATATTGCGGCGCGGCAGTCTTGGTGGTGCGAAGGAAGCTCATGCTCAGGCCCAATAGGAAAAGAAGCGCGGTGCACGCCTCGGCTCGCAAAGTTGTGGATTTTGATCGATACGTTCCGCAATGACCATGTCCGCGAGAGAATAGGCGTGGATAATGGTCAATGGATCGGCATCCGTCACGATCCCGCCGTGGGAATAGCAGCGGCCATATTTGAAAACCGCTACATCGCCAGGCTTCGGTGTTTCGACTTCCTTGCAGCGGTCAAAGACGAAGCCGAGGTATTTTTCGGCGCTTCGGTGCAAGTGCCAGTCTGGCGAATAGGGGCGCGGGTCGAAGGGTTCGCAGAGCCCGGCATCCACAAAGACGCGAACGATAAGCATCCCACAGTCCACGCCAGCGCCCAACACATCGGCGCAATGGTGATAAGGCGTGCGCAGCCATTTGCGCGCCTCGGCCACGACAGCCAATCGTTCATCACTTTCGTCCCTCATAGGATCGACGCCTGTTCAGCGCCGGGCACAAAGGGAAAGCCCCGGAAATTCGTGAGATTGTTGAACTTCGACTGGCATGTGCTCATCGTGTGATCGCAGCCCTGGTAGGCCGTGAAGGTGTCGCCGGTTGCAGGCGCCTGAAGCAGCGGATAGCTCAAATAGAGGTTGCCGCTATCGGCCGATTTGATGTTGGCGGTGACGCCATTATTGACGCCGGACGTGAAGGTGATCGTGCCCTGCTCGTAATTCGAGGACGACGAGGACCAGACGATTTGAGCATTGCTGGAGCCGGAACCGACCGATCCATTCGCACCGAAGGCATTTTTCACAAGCCCGCAGCCGGAGTCATAGAGGACGTGGTTGCAGGTCGGCATATAGAGATTGCGCGGCATTTGAATGTCGAGCAGGGCTAGGTCCGAATTGACGGTGATCTCAGCCGTCGTGCGGCCCACATTGTCGATCGTCCCCATCCGGCCCTGGAACAAAACCACGCTGCCAATCGGGTTCGCGCAATCCAATGGCGACCATGAATTCAGGAAGGCCCGCTCGCGCTTGACCAAGCACCCATCAAAGACGCCATTACGCAGCGCTTGCAGGAAGGGCACACCGCCGACGGTATCGGTCGAGCGCGCCGAGATCGTGATCTTTTGCTGATCGACATCGAGCCCGGTCTGGCATTTGTATTTCAGGCCATCAATCAGGACCGAATTTGCCGCGTAGAGATAACCATTGAGCGTAATCGGCACGCCCGCATTGGTATAGGTCAGGACCAAGCCGGTTCGCAGAGTGAGTGTGAAGCACTCGGCCGCGATCGCCTGCACGTCATTCTGTGAGCGCAGATTGTTCAAATAGGTGATGAGCGCGGAGGAAGCGGGTTTCATGACGACACTTTAGTTTTTGTGGCAAAATATGCGGCACGCTTTAATCGTTTGTCGTCTGCGCCTTTGGCGGACGGCCATGCAACAAGCGACAAGGAAAACAATAGCCTGTATGTAATGGTAATGTATTTCGAGAGTATTCTCATATCAGAAGAGATCATGGCTTCACGCTCCTGAACTTGAGGCTCTGCACCGTCCAAAGACCCTGCATGAAATTCTCGAAATCTTCCTGATCGTCGAGGAACCGGCATTGGAAAGCATAATCAATGTCGGCGACAATCGCATAGCCGCTGCCCGGCGCGGTCGTGAAAGTAAGGGTGTTCGGCTGCGTGAGCGTCCAGGCAGAAGTCGGCGTGCCGTTCACCTTCACATTCGCGACCGAGACGGCCCAGGATACCGGCTCAGTAAAGCCGCCAATTGTGCGCGGCAGCGTGAAGGCCGTGGTCGAGCCATCGCCGGTTCCGATCGCCTGCCCGGTCACGGCACTATCGGTCGGGTCGGTGTAAAGGAACGTCCCATATTGCCCCTGGCATTGAAGGTAGAACCCGAGCAGCGTTTGCAGCGAATTGGCGCCAAGGCCCGGAAAGCCGCCGAGGGAATCGAGCCCATCATAGGTCAGCTCGAATTCGTAGAGCGTGTTTGAATAGAGCGGCAGCCGAACCTCGCGACCCGAGACATGGCCCGCGACGCGTGTCGAGAAAGTCGGCCGCTTGTGAACCGACCAGCCGAGCCCGTTGAGAACAGGAAAGTTTGGAGGCGTGGTCACGAGCGCACCGTCCTCAGTTTCAAGGATTGCAGAAGAAAGAGCCGGTTCATGAACTCTTCGAGGTCCTGGCTGTCCTCGGCGAACCGGCACAGCAACGTCGTGCCCTGCCCGAGCGGCGCCGGCACCGGAAAGGTGAAGGCCGAATCCTGGCCCTGCATCTCGTTGTAGAAGCCGATCAAGGTTTGCAGGTCCGCCGTCACGTCCATGCGCAAGAGGTCATAGGTCAACTCGATCTCGAAGAGCGGTGCCGCCATGCGAGAGACTCGGCTTTCCCGCCCGCTCACATGCCCGGCAATCGCGGTCGTGAAGACCGGGCGATAATGGACGCTCCACCCCTGCCCGTTGATCGTCGGAAAGGCGGGATAGGACGGCGGCGAAGGTGGCGCATCGGGAACCGGCGGAGTGATGAACGGCCCCTTGCCGCCGAGCCAGTTGCCGGACGGCCAATTGCCCGCGTCGCCCCAGGTGCCGGTCAGGTTCGGGAAGGCCGGGAACGGCCGTGCGTCCCAATTCCAGACCGAACAGAAAGCCTCTTGGAGCATGACGACGCCCGCGCCCGAGGTCTGATTATTGCCGTTGACGAACCAATATTCATAGATCGCCTGCAAGGCGAGGAGATAGAGATTGTCATCCTTGCGCGGGCGGAAGGTCATTCCGTCAGCCGAATCCCAAACGGACCAAAAAGGCGTATCGCTTTCGGTAGATTTGGCATCAAAGAAAACGTTCGGCTGGTTGGTCGCCTTGTCGCATGAGGGGAAGCCGTACTCGGCAAAGATGATCGACTTCGATTGCGCGGCCCATTCGGTATAAGGGCCTTGCGGCGCCCAATCTGAGCCGGTGTCATAGACCGCTTGGTGCGGATTGTGCCACCACCACCGCAATTGCTTGTTCGCGAGTAATTGCTGCCCGGCATAATAGGGCTGGCGGTTCTGCGCCAGCCGGTCGCCTTCGGGGCGCGAGACCTGCAAATCGGTCCCGTTCGGATCGAAGCCCCGCCCGTCATTATTCGAGTTGTTATAGAACCAGTTGAACTTCTCGCCGCCCTCGATGTTCGCCTGCAAATAGGCAAGGCTGTAGAGCGTCGGCGTCCCGCTGAGCCCCAGGCCGACCGCGTTCGGCGCCGAAGGTGGCCAGGAGTTCGGCGCCGGCGCGCTCCAATTCAAAACGTCGAGCCCGCCGGTGCCGGTCGTCCAATCGGAGAGCGGCAGGTAATTGTCGAAGGACACGAGGTCGATATTCGTGTGACCGAAAAGCTGGTCGAGATGCGGCCATTGCCCGTTCTCGCCGGGATGCTGTAAGCCCATCCAGGCCGACCAGTCGGCGGAATACGAAATGAGATTGTGGAGCCCGGTAAGATCCTTCGTGTACCCTGCCCCATCGAAGACGGAGCGCACATCGTCGGAGAGCGTGATAAGGCCGTTCACGAATGGATAATCCCATGTGACCTTGCCATCGCCGCCGGTCACACCCGCCTTGGTCCAGGCCGGCCCGCGAATGGACTCAAGCCCGCGAAATTCCGAACCAATCAAGAAGAGATCGACGCCGCCCGCGATCACGCACAGGTTCGCATAGTGCAGGATCATGCGACGGTAGGTCCAGTCGGTCGAGGAACCGTAATAGCCGACCGTGAAGTTCGTGTAGTCCCGCGAGAACTGGCCGGTCGAGGCCGAGCCAAGGAAGGCATTGACCGCGCGCGTCGCCGCGCTCGAAACATCGTCCGTCGGCCAGCCATTCGATCCCGGAGCATAGGTGATGCGCCCGCGCCAGGGGAAGCCCGAGGCGGTCATAAGGATGAACGGATAGAAGACAACGCGGAGCCCGCGCG